ACCTTTCTAGATTCACCATTACCATAAATTAAAGAAATCATGATGACTTTATGTTTGTTACCTTACTAGAATTAAATCTAGATTTTATATCTTCTTTTGCTTCTTTTAAGTTTAAAAATTTAGATGCATATACAAAAGTATCATTACCATCTAACACTAGTTTATATTTTTTATATTGTGTTTGTTCTACCATATTTTTGCCTCTATGTGTCTTTCATAAATTATTAAATACCATTCTGTGAAAAAGTGATAGTTTATAATACCAGCAAGTAGTATTAGTGAACCTATCATGTTTACCACTATCAATGACCAATCTTTCCATATCCAACCAACTATCAACCAACCTGTAACACCTACAAATTGAAAATACATGTTGAAAGGATACAGGTCTAATGCTGTTGCTGCGGCACCCATAATTAGTACCACACTTGAAAACCATTTTATATACCAATCTATTCCGTCTGGTCTATCCATTTATTTAAATCTTCTATTGTTACAAACTCTAAATTACTTATACCTTGAAATTTGTCCTTATGTTCTTCTTGTGATACCCAATAAAAATTTACATTCTTAAATTTTCTCATAACAGTTTTCATCTGATTCTGCCATGTAGTAGAATCAAATCCTAATTTGTAATCATCTAATAAGTACACATTACTGTGAGGTTTGTTTTCTATTGATAAATCAAATCCTAGTAAAAATATTTCATCAACATAATATTTTTGCGAACAGGCAAGATACATGGCTGTACTACCAGAACTATGACCTGTAAACTCTTCTATATTATGGACCTTATCTTCTTTATCTAACCATGTGATATATAGTCCTGTATTTCTCATGCATTTATGTTTTAATTGTTTTACTTCATCCTTACTCATTTCATCATCAACTAAATCAATAAATTTACTTATTGCTGTATTAGGATTTTTTCCTCTCACCACACATCTACATTTACTACCCTTGTCATTTTCAAATATTTCATCTTCTTCAAAACCTAATTTTAATAATTCTAAATGTCTACTACCAAATGCAGGCTTTTCAATAAACTTTTTAGGTAATTCATTCCAATCTAAAAACCAACATGTATTTTCTTTTGCATAACCACTTTGATATATTTCTTGTTGTGCAAGATAATCAACTGCAACAAGATTATCTACTTTTGTTTCATGATGTATCTTATTACAACCCCAAGTGATTATGTTTTTAAATTTTCTAGTAACATCAAACTCTAATCTAGATTTACCATTTCCATAGATTAATACTTTACTCATAATTATTTTTCACATCTTCGTAAGTCATAATATCCTTACCCATTTTAGTTTGGTAATCATGTAATTTAAGTCTTGCTTCTAATCTCATGCAAATAAATCTTCTAGGATATTTTGATTCTTTTCTATCTGTTATATAATGCCAACTCACTGGTGTGTTTGGAAACAATACTATTTTGTTTGCTCCATACTCAAATATCTTTTCTTCTTTTGTTTTAGGATTATGTAATGTCAAATGACCACCATCATCTTTTTCATCCTCATGTTTAAAATACCACAAACCTGTAACCAACTTATTACCATTATCAATATGTAATTTTCTCATTTGATATGCTTCGTTTGGTGGATTCTCTGAAAATAAATTCGAACATATACCTGTAAGTTTTTCATAAACAAGTTTAGGATAAACTGTTTCAAATATATCTTTACTTCTAGATAATATACCTAAACTAATATCATTTAGTATAGTGTTAATTTTGTCATCTTCAATTACTATGTTTGACCTATTTTTACATTTGTTCCATTCTTTTTTGTTATCATCTGTATCCCATTTGTCTTTTACAATATTGTAAAAATCTTCTGGTAATATACCAGTAAAATGTGGCCAAGGCTTTTCATGATATTTTAACACGACATCAGTTCTCTTAATACAAATTTAAATTTAGTTTTATCAAAAGTCAAAAAACTTTTATAATCATTTATAAGTTTGTAAACATCTTTCCATACATAATCATCCTTTAATTTTGTGTTCCATGTTTTACTATAATTTAAAATACTATCTAATATAACCATACTTTCTAACGACACTCTTTTACCAAGATACTCTTTTAGTAGTTTGGGGTGTTGATGTTCAGAAACTGCAATAAGTTTTGAATCTAGTATTGGCTCTATCTCAGATTTGAAAGTGTAATTCAAACTCTGTATTCTTTTTTTCCATTCTGTATAATTATCTTCGTGGAACTTACCAACCCAACCTTTAGAATATTTTAAAAAATTAGCAAGTAAATAATCTTGTATGTCATCTTTACTTTTATACTTTCTGGTTAATTTCACAAAAAAAATCCTATCATTCCTTTTATAGAATGAATCTCTTGACACTTTTGATTTACCACCATATTTTATGAAGTCATAATCACCCTTGTCAAAATGTGCTTTCATCGCACAATACATTAAGTATGCGTCTATTGGTTGCATTATAAAGGTAGTTTTGCTGATTTAGGTAAATAATTTAAATCTCTTGCGTTAGCTTCTATTTTTTCTTTTAAACTTTTAGTTATTAACTTTGCAACAGACACAGGTTCAATACCCATTTTCTCACAATAAATTGATATTGCATCAAGATGTGTACATCTTTTATCAAATGCAATCTTTTCTATTTCTAATGAAAATGTTTTAGGGGTGTGAACTGTATTTTCTGTCATAGTGTAGCATTATATAGGGTCTCACGGTAAATGTCAAGAAGCTTCAAGTTTTTCGTACCACTTCTTAGCTTCCTCATCAAAGTCATCAAGTCTTACATAACTTGATTCTCTAGGATGACCTACCATATTAACATCAACATCTTCCTCAATGCCGTCTAAGAAGTTACTTAATCCTATTCGTTCAATCATTTCTCCGCATCTTTCATGTTCCAAAGCATTATCTGCCCAGAAGTCTATTGTCTTTTCTGCAAGTTCTACTAGATATTCCCAATCTTCCTCTGTTTCTAATTTAACAAATGGTTTTATGACTGTACCCATAAGGTCACCAATCTTCAATGTTCTTTTACCACCCATTAATATTGTTGCACCTTTGTCATCACCTGGGTGTAATGCTTTTGGAACGACATTTAGACAATGCATACATCTTACACATGACTTGTTGTCTACATGTATTGCATCATCATCACCAATAGAAAGAGAATTAGTAGGGCATCTAGTGATGATATTATCAATCGCATATTTTCTTCCCTTTTCGTTTATAAATTTTTTCCATTCTTCTTGGTTTACTTTCATGTCATCACGCCATGTTCCTATGATAGACATATCTGCCCTTTCAATACTGTTCATACAATCGTTAGGACATCCTGAAACTTTAAATTTAAACTTGTATGGTAAAGCAGGTCTATGTACATCATCTGTAAAGTTATTAACTAAAAGTCTGTGCGCCTTATGTTCGTTTATGTTCGACATTTCACAGCGGCCTGCACCAACACATGACATAGCAGTTCTAACACAAGGCCCTGCACCACCTAAGTCAAATCCATAGTCATTTATTTCATCAAAAAAATGTTGTGTGTTTTCTGTGGTTGAACCGATAAACATTATGTTACCTGTCTGACCATGAAAAGTCACAAGGCCTGAACCATATTTTTCCCATGAATCTGCTAACTGTCTAAGTGAATCTGTTGTGTAATAATTGCCAGCAGGTGGTTGTACCCTAAGTGTATGAAACTCTTTTGATTCTGGGAACTGATTACCTACCTCTGAGAATCTAGGTATAATACCACCACCATATCCATAGACTGATACTGTACCACCTTTCCAATAACCTTTTCTTGTTTCATACGAATGTTCTAACTGACCTAACAGGTCATTAGTCATTTTGTTTATTCTTTCTTGTGGATGATGGTCTCTAAGTGTTTTGATACCTGAAATAAAAGAAGGCCATGGACCATTCTCTAGTTCATCTAACATAGGTGTTTCATGTCTAGTCATTTTCACATTAGACTGAAACTTTTTTATCTCTTCTTCTTTTACTGACATCTTTTAATCATCTTTGAATATTATATACAAAACCAACAATAAGCATGTAACTGCTAAACCATAATTTAGCACGCATAAAGCTGGCTCTAAGTCCTTTACTAACATTTCTTTTTACTCCTTTAAAAAGCCGCACTACTACCACACCCACAAGTTGATTTTGCATTTGGATTATTAATTATGAACATACTACCATTCAAAGGGTCTTCTTTATAATCTATAGTTGCGCCATGAAAATATACACCACTCATTGGGTCTATTAAAAGTTTTGTTCCATTCGTTTCGAACACATGGTCATCATCTTTTTGTTGGTCTAAAGTAAATCCATATTGAAAACCTGAGCATCCACCACCTTGTATAAAACAACGAACATTTAACCCTGGGTCTTCACTTGCCAAAATGACCTTTGCTTGATTTGCTGCACTCTCTGTAAATGTTACTTGCATGTTTCGTACCACTCCTCTACTGTTTTTTCTAATAATGGTATGTATTCTCTCTTATCTTTAATAAACTCTTGTACAGTACCATTCTCCGTTACTACCAAAATCACTATTTGATTAATAGGATTACCTGTTAATTCTTCAAACATCTCAGCATATGCTGCAGTTTGAATGTAATAATTTTCATTGTAGGAATCATTTCTTTCTTTCGTAGATGTTTTAAAGTCTACGATTGATAACTCTCCTCTATAGTTTGCTATCAAATCTGTTCTTCCTGCTATCTTATATTTATCAGAATATAATACTAACTCTTGTCCAATAACCTGATTTATATTGTCAAATGTCTCTTTTTTTAACTCACTAAACAGACAATATGGTAAAAAATCTTTCTTGTGTTTTTCCATATCTAAACCATTTAGATAATCCTC